CCCAGTAGTGCACCACTTCATTCTTAGCCAAGTAATAAAAGTATGTGACTGGCACATCTATTGTTACTGGCATGCTACTCTGTAACTGCATGTTACTTCCTCCTTAGTTGTTTATCAGTGCGTACCCAAGCACGAGCAAAAGACTTGCGGTTTTGCTCAGGCATTTTTCGTAACTTATCTTTGAACTCTGCTATTTGTTCTGCTCTTTCTTTCTTACTCACAGCCATGACTTAACACCATTAACCATAGTAAACATCTTACTCTTGTCCGGGTTGCCATCCGACCCAAAGCACACAGCTAAGCTGCCACCTCTGTCCACCATATTGATAACGTGCTCAAGTCTTGCCTTGTCCCTGTTGTCATACTTCTTAAACACATTGCGTATGAACCCAACACCTAGCTTGGTGTGCTTACACACTATGCCATTCTTATATGGTGATGCTTTGAAGTTATTGCCAGCTTCATTGTAGTCAATACCCTGCACTGTGTCATTGCGCAAAGCTATCATAGCTTTAATATCTTCCTCTACTGCAACAGGTACCTTCCATGTAACTAGCTTCATTGAACCACCAGTGCTCATGTATATGTGACCAAGCCCATAGTCCACACATATGCATCGGAACAGTGTAGAGATGGCACCCGACCTACTTGGCATTACTCCCATGCGCAGTGCACGCACCAATGATTTCTTTTTGCGGTCACTCAACTTACCAAGGTTGAATGCTGCGTAGCCTGACACCTCTAATATGTCATCGAGTTCTTTAACTGTACTTACTGCGAAACATTCATCTAACACGCTGCTCTCCTACTGTTATACACATAGCCTGCTCTCGGTGATCCAACTGTGGTTTAAGTGTGCCAAATGCCAGCACACTTATTGCATCAGCTATTCTTGCTGGTGTTGCCTTATCCTCTGTGTCTAGCACAGGTGCTCGGCTCCTACGCTCAGCACTAGCAAGAGTAGATGACAGGTCACTTGGTACAAAGTCCATGATGTTAGGTATTACTCGTTGTATCTGCCCAACGCTTGAACATTTATATACTATGTGCCTGAGTGTGCCTTGTGCCCTTGCCACCCGGTCAGCTATAACTAAATGGTTGTTGCCAAAGCTAAGCAAAGAGTTGTGTAGTGGGTGGGATGGGTGGACCCTAAACATTTCATCGGGTAGTGAGTACCATCCGTCATCACCCTCTAGCTCAGTACCAAATGACAGTTTAATGCCAGCGGCTTTCATTATGTGGAAATGCATACTGGAGGTAGTGCTTATAACTTGGTACCTATAGCGGCGGCGGGTGCTGCTGGTACCAGCAGGCATAGCAGCCATTGCCGTGGTCTCTACCAGCTTGAGTGCTTTGCACATGTCATTGGGTATTAGTGTCTTGATGAAATTGATTCTACCCATACCTACTTTATTTATTGGGTCTTCAGGTAGGTACAGCAAGCGGTCACATATATTGTAAAGCCTAGTGTTCAAAGAATTCTTATCATCTCTACTTAGTCTAGCTGTTGCCATATTACTTACTCTCCCTTGGTACTATAGATACAGTTTGTTCACCGTGGTTATCATATGCAACTCTAAATGTTGGCTGCGCTTCTACCAGTTCTAGTAGCATACCAACAGATTCATCATCAACAGGCAGTACAGTGTGCACCATGTTCCTAACTCCGGTACGAGTTAGGTCATGTGTAGTTACATGCAGTGTGCTCAAGGATAATTGGCATTGTGTGTAGTTACTCCAATTATTGACATATGTTCTATCCATCGAAGCTACTTTTTCTTCTATCATTTTTTTCTGTATGGTTCCAAGCGCAGCGAATGAACTACGCAGTTCACATAATTTACCAGCACCCCCCTTGAAGTTAGTGTGTATTGCTAGCTGCCCTCCCTTGTCATATGTACCCCACCACTTAGGCTGGGTTGCTTGGCACATCATAGAGTAGACATGCCCAACCATACTTTGCAAACCACCTACACTTATGCCGTGGTGTATAGTCTTGTTGAGTTCCTTGTCCATGTTTTTTGACATGCGCTGCCAAGGTGAACCTTCAAACATTATGTTAGTATTATTATTAACGTAATGGTAAGCTGGTCCCTTTAGGTAGAACTTTACTATGTGGTCATCAATGTGACGCATTTCCCTTGTGCCTCCTGTTCAGCGTTGATAGCTGCTACTAATAAATCGAGTGGCATGTATGCAAACACCCACCCATCATCTACTGACCCCGCATGATTATTAAGTATGCCTCGTGTGATTAAGTCAGCGTGTTCAATCCCATTTATACCTACCTCCACATGTGTCCATGCCCCTTTGTTATCTCTTGGCGTGCAGTAGTAATACTCGCTGGCTTGTATTGAGAAACTAACCTTACCTATAACTAGTGGTTGCCGCCTGATGCTGCCGTAGTTAGCTTCAGTTGTCTTAGTCATCATCAACCAAGCAGACAACACGTCTTCTGTTATCATGGCATGTTGTTGGCAAGCAAAGTGCGGCCATCCATTATGCATCCTGCCCTACATGCAGCCGGATAGTCTCGCCGTGACTGGCAACCTTGTCTGAAGTACACACCCATATGGTGGGGTATGACTGCGCATCACCGAAGGCAGTGTAACCATCAGTTAAGATAATCAATACCTCAGGCTCGTTGTCTATCTCAGCTAGCTTGTCAAAGATTGCAGGCATGTGAGTACCACCACCACCCTTAGGCTTGTAGGTAAGTATGTCACCAGCATCTTCAATCAACTCAGGCTCGTAAGCCTCGCTGTCACATGAACCTATCCACAGTTCCTCAGGTTTCATCTCACTGAATAGTCCGTGACACTCACCCATGAAGTGCTTCAACTCCTGATCGCTGACTGACCCTGATGTATCAATGTACATAGCAACCTTGCCACATGAGTAGCCTGTCTTACCGGGCCAGTACACATGCGGGATGATAGCCAGTCGCCTACGATTAGGCTTGGCCCATGTTGTCTCATCCTTACCAGCTATGGCATTGATAGACAGACGCAGCTTGTCCTGCCACTTGACTTGCGGCTCAGCAATCTCACCTACTAGCCTCTCCATACCAGCAGGCATCTTGCCTTGCGACTTGGCGGCCTCGCTTGCACTAGCAACCGCACGTTGTATGTCAGCCTTGGTAGGCTGTTGTGTGGGGTTGCCCGGTAGATGTTGATCGAACCCATTAGACTTATCAGGTGGTGGCTCAGGCACCTTAAGGTACACATCATCAGCCAGATCAGCCTTACCAAACCGTGGGTTGTTAAGCCCACCAACGGGGCACGTGCCTACGTTAGATTGATTCAACCAGTCATTGATGATGTAGTCAGTAGCATGATTCCACCTGCCACCACTGAATGCTTTCAGGTCTGGGCCTACACCCCGGTCCATGTATCCTTTCATACGTGGACAGTGCTCAAGGATAACGTGCATAACTTCATGTGCTAGCACGAACACCCTCTCATCAATGTCTAGGCTGCCAAACCATTTCTTGTTTACTATTAGCTTGGTACCATCAGTAGCAGCAGTAGGTACTGGTACGTTAACACTGGTGTTACCTCCCTCCTCAACTTCCTCGATGCTAAGCAGATCAAACAGTAGTACCGCAAAGAACGGGTGCTGTCCTATCAGTCGGCTGATCGCCTCACTTAGCGGGTAGCTTCGTTGTGCCATTAGTTACCTCCTTTTTAACATTAGGATCAAACCGATCCATTACTTCACGGAAAACTAAAATGTCATAGGCTGTTAGGTCGTACCCAATATCAACATCGTCTTCCATCGTTTCAACTATAACGCTCATGGTGCCAGCCAAATCTTCATCAGTCATATTGGCTGGGTTCTCATGGTCATGCATAGTTAGTTAAAGAACACGTCATCAAAGTCCATTGACTTTAACATCGCATCCACTTCTTCACTGTTATCTTCAACAGCTTCTTCTTCCTCTGCCTCGACGGTTGGTGCCTCGACTATTTCACACTCAACATCAGTCTCAACACCTTCAGCAACAATCACCTCAGCTTCATCGGACTGGGCTAGTACACCCACCTCTGTCTTCACTGGAGTGGTTGCTACTACCACTGGCACTACTGCTATCCTGCCAACAATCTCCTTGGCATGAGTAGCTACGACACCGGCTAACGATACGTTGTCTTTGTACGCTGACGAGTCATACTTAAGTAGCTTGGTTTCTATCTCTGTTGCTAGCAAGTCAAGAGCAGGGTCATTACGCAAGTTGTTGTTGCGTAACATCTGCACCATGTGTTGCAAGTTACCAGTGAGAGACTTATACACACGAGTCTTCTCACCTTTAGATAACTTAGTGAGCTGCGTGACCATGCGGTTGAGTGCATCAAGGGTACGCTGTTGCATTTCCTTGAGTGCATTATCAATACATGTGTCTGCCTGCTTAGCATACAAATCCTTCAAGCCAACGGTCAGCTTGCCCGGTATAGTTAGCCGGTCAAAGTCCTGTATGTCAGGCAGTGGTGCCACGTTAAGCCCCGCATCAAACAACACTGCTAACTCCGCTGGGTCAGGGTAGTTTGTCTGATCGTACATGGTGCCAAGATTCGCAGCGGCCTTGGACATAGCAGAAGGTAGTGCTGCTATGAACTTGTCGCGTGCTAACTCAGCTTCTTTCTTAAGGTTAGCGAACTCACCTAGCTTACCCATCACATCACCAGTAGCAATAAGCCTATCGCCTCGTGCACCTCCCGCATTATTGGAAGTCCACTGCAAGCTGTTGGCATAGAACCAGTTGCGAATGTGATTGTATGCTGCCTGCACCTCTTTCAGTTCTGCATCTGCACCGGCAAAGAGTTTCTTAACGAAAGCCCCTGCATCTGACACTGCACCTGACTGACTGATAATACTTTCAGTCAGTTGCTTGTCAGTCTTGCGACCGGAATAGACACGAACTGAGCACGATGCCAGCATGTAGCTGGATGACAACGCATTACTTAAGTTGTCATCTTGTTTATTTTCCATACTTAGTCTCCTCTCTTATTGTCTTCATCTTTCCACAATTCCCACTCGGCTACCCCGGTAGCCATTAGCTGTTGGTAGTAATAACCAATGCTTTGTTGTTGCTAATCCAGTTGCTTAACGCTTGGCTGTTCAACAGTATGCCGCCTGCCTTATCAAGCAGAGACTTAGCAGCACTGGTCTGCAACTCAACAGGCAACCGCTCAACGTAGGTCCACAGTGAGTTCACTGTCTTGTTGTCGGCATAGTGGATGCATAGCTGTACTGCCATGTACGCAGCGTCCAAACGGTCAGGACATTTGCAACCCTTAGGGTCTTTGAGAATCTCATCGACCGTAGGTACGTGTTCCTTCAGCTTGGCATAGCTTGTCAACTCAGCAGCCACACCCTCACCTATCTCACCGGCAAGTAACTGTTGTGTCACACCATCACTCGGCAAGTCCATGCTTGGGTTGCCTTGATCGTCAGTGCCAGCAAGACAAGCAAGCAAGTGCATCGCCTTGGTGTATGACCGTGGTGTACAGAATGGTACGGGCTTAGCAGGTACATGGTCAGCGAACACACCGGGACGGTGCTTGATGAACGCTACGCCAATAGGGTGCATGTTGTTTGCTTCCCACCACAGCGCGGCTGACTGAAGATCGTACTCAACATCAATCTGTCGCTCTCTATTTATTAAGTGCATCGGTGGCTTAACAACACCTGACTTGTCTTCCATGCGATTACTAGCACTGACAACCATCCAGCCATCGGGTAGGTACTCACTACCAAACTTCTTATCCAAGACAACAGGTGCTAGTGCCTTCTGTACATCAAGGTTTGATTGGCTGCGCTCATCAATGAAGTAGATGCCACGCGGGTGCGCTTCAAGGTATTCCCGTGTTGGTAGGATACCCGGTCGAGTAAAGTAACTAATACCACGGCCCTGCTCATCCTTACTTGGGACGAGAAAGCCACGCACATCAGGTGCCTCAATGGTGGTGGTAGTTTCTTCATGGTAACCAAATGTTTCACCGTACACCTTGGATAAGATAACCGGCAACTCTCGTGCCAGTGTAGACTTGCCAATGCCCGGAGCTGAAACCCAATGCTCAGCGGTACCCACTTCGTAGCGGGCCTTGAGCATGGTAGGGTTACTTAGATCACGTAAATACATAGTGCCTCCTAGTATTACGTTGTTGGTGGTGGAAAAAGCAGCACCACCATCTGCTTAGGAAACTAATTATAACATAACGGGGTGTTAATGTCTACCCCTTACTATTCATTGCTTGTATTCTAACCAGCAGTTCCTTAGTAATAAGAAACTCAGGGCACGTGGTACCTCGCATGTATTCTGAAAACTTATTTACAAACTGCTCACCCGCACTAGGCATAGGTACAATGACGTTGTACTCATGCAGGCTGTGTGAGCAGTGCAGCTTGACGTGCAGTGCGGTTGATGTGTACATGGTAGCATTCTTGCCCTTACTCATCACAAAGTACCTGCATGCCGTGCATGACAGTGGTATGCCGAGCATGATATGCCTAGCCTTGAAGTCATCTGATGCAGCGTGTACCGGGTGGATGCGCTCATCAGGCGCGTGGCTATCCACCTTGCGACCTGTTATCTAGGTCAATCACTTCCAGTGCGGCCTCCCAGTTCTTCAGCTTCTTGCCAGCCCATGTGTACAGGCCGAAGGCTGCGCCCATGATAGCTACCCCCCACAGTGGAGACTTAACAACCCATGCGTCTGTTGCCCTTGCTAGCCACTCCTCCTTGCCGTAGTAGTCCTGCACTGCCATGCTGAACCCGATGTGCATTAGCCAACCCATCCAGAAAGATAAGGTGGTAAAACCTATCGCTCTCTTTATGAAACTAATCACATCTCTTGGGGTGTATGTAATTCTAGCCATGCCATTGCCTCCTGTCTGAATAATCCCCATGTCTTGGTATGTATTAAGAACCTATTATCTGATGGGCTGAAGTCGAACAGCAGTTGCCCTCGATGCAGCCATGCGTAGGTAGCACCCACACCTGCTTGTTCCAACAGGTCATCATCCATCTCATACATTTCTTTCTGATAGAACCTAATGATACTGAGTACCAAGTCTTCTTTGTATGGCTCCACCTTCAGTATGCCCTCGAATAACATCCACCTACCAGTGAACAGGGTGTGTATCAATGCCCATAGGCTAGGCTTACGTGCTCGCATAGCCCAGTACACTGGTGTCCATGCCACCTCGCGGGCCAGCTTGATCTGCATGTAGTCAAACACTTTCGTTTTATTTTCCACGTGTGTCTCCTTCATAACACAGGGTACAGTCGCAGTGCTGGTGCGTACTCACGCACAGTGTGGTGGTACCTGATAACAGACAGCACCTTGACTGATGATCTGGATGGCAGCATGGTGGTTGACATATACTTATAGATACACCCATAGTTGCCACCTGTTAGCCTTACCCTTGCGAAACCCATATGCACTAAGTACCTTGTACACCTTGGTATTAGGCCACTGCTTCTGGCTGTTCTTGTTGATAACAAAACACATTAGTTGTTGTCTCCCTGTCGGTTAGCCTTAGCTTGCTCACGGCACTCGCTGATTACTAAGTCATGCAGGTGGTGGGGTACACCACTGCTATGTGCTAGCTTGTCTACGCTATTAAAGAAATCAGTAGTGTCAACATGTGCGAGTATGTTACGTGCATAGTTGGCAATGATAGGCTTGAACGCCTCACTGATAGGTGTGCTAAGAAACGTGTGTCTCTTGGTGTGTTGCTTACGTGTCTTCATAGCTTGCCTCCTTACTGGTAGCTACGTGGTTGTGGAATGTGTGCTTTGGTTGCCGATACCTACCTCCTCTGTTGTGATGTTACGCAGTGCGATGATGCCATGTTCATACACACTGTATTGCTTCAGCCCAAGGTGACATGATGCTACTCGTGAGCCATCACGAACACTCCACCTTACATGGGCTGGCTGGTTCATCATGTCTGTGCTATGAACTACTACTAATACCTTAGCCAGCCACCCGCTAGCAGTAAGCAGTGCCAACCATGCCTCAAACGCCTCAACATTTGGGTATGCAACGGTGTACCTACCACTGGCGATGCCGCTGACAATGAACGTGTACTCATGCCCAGCCCATAAGTTTAACGGTGTGTGTAGGAAGTTAATTGTCTTTGTCATATGTGTTACCTAATACAGTAGCTATCCACCCCGCTACGATTGTCTGTGCTCGCACCCACATGGCGTTGTCATCTGTCTCTAGTTTCTTTTGGTTGTCATCAAACAAGTCACGCTGCTGTTCGGGTGGTGCGACCTTGCGGCCTGCTACTATGTGCGCCTTAACTTTATCGCATGTCTGCTCGTACTGACCAATTAGCATGAGCATCTTAGTGTTACGCTGCGCCCTGCCTGCTGGGTCAATGTCATTAAGGGTATCGTGGTGTGCCTTGAGTATGTCTATGTTACGGCGCATGTCCTCTAGCTTTTTAATGAGTTCATCCATACTCGCATCCTCTCCCATGCTGGTTGATGTAGTTCATAGCTAAGTGCGTGACCATTAGGTGGCCTCGACACCATAGCTGGGCGTATTAGTCGTGTGTCTATACTCACCCTATTCTGGATAGCAATGACAGGCTCTCTCCAATAGAACACACCAAAGCCTGACCTGAATATGAATGGCATGAGCGTAGCCCACGCTATCAACTCACGCACCCTGTATTTCTTTACTGCCTGCCAATGTTTAAGCACTATCCTTGGCTCACTTTTAGGTGAGCGTATGTACAACACACACAGTGCATTGGCACTCTCATCAGTAATCACGGGCTAACTCCTCTTGCTCTCGTACCATTAACTTCCACTGCCTAACGTGCAGCCAGTACGCTGGGTCAATGTCATTAAGGGTATGTGTTACACATGGCTCAAGTAATAGTACGTTGTGCCATAGCACTGACTTTGGCAGCCCAAGTCTTTGTAGTGCGGTGGTCTGGTCTACTGTCATGTCAGGCATGAGTAGCAGTAGCGCAAGCAAGTCATCTTGGTAGCATGACCTGACTACTAGCTTGCCATCTAAGTTTTGTCTGCCTTGGTACCAGTGGTAGGTAGGTGTGCATAACACCACTGCGTGCATCTTGAGTAGGTTAGTCGCGCCCATCGCCATAAATCTCCCCGCGTGGCTCAGTCATAAGTAGGAACGCTGTTATCTTTTGTGCCAGCTCCTCCGCATATCTAACAGCAGCAGGGTCAGTGTCGTTTGTATGTATCACTATCACACCCATGCTGCTGCTGCTGTTGATAAGTACATAAGGGTGGTTGTCACCTATGCCAAGTATGCTCCCCGGCAATGAGACAATGCCTCGGTGTGGTATGCCTTGGTTGTCTTTGATAATTGCCTTGTCTGAATTATCACGTGTGTCACCAACCTCCCATGCTGGTTCATTTTTCATAGCATCTCTACCCATGCGTTGTAGTGTGCGGTCAAGCACACGTTGCCAATCGTGTGCTACTTTCCTATTGCTGCGTATCACCCTGACCCTCGCTGCCGTGTGCATCAGGCAAGGTGGGCCATATGATTATCATGTTGGGATGCTCAGCCCACGCTGGCTCATGTATAGGTAGTGCACAGTCCACCACATGTACGTCATACACCTTGCCTGTCTGTGCGTCCTTGCTCTGCCAGAAACAAGCCATCGGCTTACAGCTATTCCCGCTACCAATTAGAGTATTGGCACACTCATTGGTAGCTAGGCTATGCTTAACCCTGTCTACCTCACCATCAATGATGATGTTCACGCGGCTACGTTCATTCGCTGCCATGCGCCCTATTACAGTGCCAATGGTGGCACCTATGATTACTAGCAGTATCATTGCAACTGCTGATAGTGTGCTTGTCTTCATGTGTCTAGGTTCCTAAGGTTATTGTCTACCGGCACCTGCTAATGCCAGTAAGTTAAGGATGGTTGGCCCGTTGTCCAACGGTGGAACCGTACCGCCACGCAAGCAATTATCCCCATAACCTTGCGTGTTCCATGCTCTGTTACTCCAATGAGATTAGTAGCCAATCATGCCCGCCATGCTCTGGTACTAGTTCTGTTGTGATGTTCTCAGGCTCATGCTCGGACACTAGGTGCCATAGCGTAGCTGGTGGCACCTAGTGTAACTCAGCTATCAAGTCACCAACTGTCATGGCTGCTTTGGTATTCGCTCGTGTAATTACCATGCTACTTGCCTCTGTACCTGCTGATAGTATCTTCCACCACCACATCATTGCGCCGTGACTGAGTGGCAGTCACCCACTCCTGATAGCAGCCCTTGCACTTGGTGTGTTCCAGTGGCACGAGCAACCTAACCCCTATGCTGCGGGGCGTGATGTATGTGTCGCTGCTGTGCTCACTGATGTCAGTGCCGGAACACGTAGGGCATACGCCCGATGGTGCTATTAGTGTGGTCATGTGTGTTTATCCTACGCTGCTTGGTGAGTTGCCTTGTATGTCGTCAATAGTAACTCGTTGTGCCATGCCAATATGCATGATGATGCCTTGCTCTGTCTTGCAGTATGAGTACATACCATCAGGGTGGTCGAAGTATATGCGTGTCGGCGGCTCATCAGGCGTGCCACCAACAAGTATCCACGTGCCTAATGGCACGTTATACAGTGGTGTGTTGTGGATGTGCGGTGGGTTGTGTCTCATGGGCGTGCCTCCAATGGGGTCGGAGATGTGAATGGGTTAGATGTGCATGATGTGTGGTGTTAGAGATGCCACACGACAAAAGGACATTGGGTACCCAAGCCTACCACTGAATGTGTCAGTGTCCGTGTGGTGTGTGTGTGTGGTGACTTCATCAGCTGCGACTCAGGTTATATGCCACGCCACCACATGGCGAGCCGATTCGGTACTGTTAGCTATCTAGGTGCTTCACGCACTGGGTTGGGTCAGTTGTGTCTATGCAACCGGCAAGCGTGAAGGTGAGTGTTACCCCACCAACAAATGTCAGCGCTAGTGGGTATGGGTGTGGCTCGGTGATAGATGTAACCGTGGCTGGTGCGCCATGATAGTCTGTCACTTTGTCACCCACTTTGAATGGGCGTTGTGCCATAGTTGTGTAACCTCCTGATTTCTTAGTGAGATTGTGTGTAAAGTACGGCGTGACCTAGCGGCCTTGCGTACTGGTGTAAAGATGCACCATATGAACTGCATTGTAATGTCCATAATGTCCATGTTTGTAAATTGTAATGTCCATTGATTTCTTTATACTAATCAATAGGTTGCCTTAATGTCCATAATGTCCATGTCTTAAACGGACATTACTTTTTTACACTCGCATTTTTATTTTGCGTAGCAGCAAGGCGCTTCTATAGCTCATCCTCTTTTACTACATGGACATTAAAGACATTAGGACATTAAGACTTGGAATGCCTATGGTTGTGCCGATCTTAATGTCCATATAAATGTCCACCTGTGCCGCATCGCGTCACAAAACCTAGACATTTGGCTGTACTTGTCCTGACTTTCTGTAGGTGACACTCACATTGATTACTTTCTACTAGGGTACTGGGTACTACGCGGCCTTGCGACCTTCCGGCAATGCGGCGGGGCGAGTGAGCAACCGGGCATTGTTGTATGCCTTGTCAATCTGTGCCTCGCTGTTACCGGCCTTGCGTGATTTAGCTAATACCAGCTTGAACGCTTCAGCCATTTTGAAGTCAGCCTTGGATGATGCCTTCTCCGCTGCGTTCTCGTTGTCGAGTGCCATGCGGAGCAGCTTTTCCCAGACTGGTACAGCTACTAACGTCCCATCAGCTTGCTTGTATTCAGACATTTCGCGGAGTGCAGCCAACTTATCTTTGTCAGCTTTGCCCGTGAATGTCTCAGCATCGGCTATGTATTCAAAGGGTATCAGTCCTTGAGAGAACTCCTCACCAACTGATATACTTGTGAATACACGCTTCACGAACCGGAACCGCTTGAATTGTCGCGCACCTTCCAACACCTTGTCGAAGTGTGCGGTGTCGCCGGAGTCGAAACCCTTGGCGACGTGATTAGCAATCCAGTCCTCGAAGCGTTTGGCTACCTTAGCTGCGCCGCCTTCGATGAAGTAGACATCCGCTGCTTTGAGTTGCTTTGCTGTGAACTGCTTGAACAGTGTGATTTTATTCATGTCATTTATTCCTTTCAGTGTTACTCGTGAGTGCGAGTGCCACCTACAGAAAATCAGGCCGCTCAATCGTGTGGACTTGAGCGGCCTAACAAAAATCGTTTTACCTGCGTGCTCAACGTCACTCCAATAAGGGTTGAGGTACAGGGAATATCGCTGTCGTTGTGTGCGCGGCCCTATTTCAAGGGTCGATTGTGTCCCGCGCTTATCGCTACCGGGCTAGAGTCCTTACCAATTCGCCTTGCGACTTCGCGCTTCCTTGCGCATCAGGTTATGGGTTAGGGGCGGCGGCCTACCATGGCTGCGCGACTCGGCGTATTCGTACCCGCTTTTGCTTCGGACTTGAGGGATTCGGTATCTCGGCACATCGCTGCGTCGTAGCACCTAACCGCATGGCTATCCTAGAACGGCGCATCGGGGATAATCATCGGGGATAATCATCGCTTGCAATTTGCCGCTCATAATTGGGGTTTTCAATCATCATCGACCGACCCACCACCACGGACACCACACCCCCCCCACCCCCCGGTCACGTTTATCGCTCAGTCGCATAGATTTCAGAAAATTTCAGCTTAGGCCCATTTTAGCAACTAAGTGACCTTGACACACCAACCCCCATCCCCTATTATCTACACATGACATACGGACGCCTGAATGATCCAAGCATACCTGCCATCGGCATGGTCAATATACCTGCGCTACACGCCCATATCACAGGCAGCACCAACATAACCAAGGCAAAGAAAGCCACGCAGCCATGTGAAGCACTTGTGTCTAACCATAAATTCACAGTATATGGTGCCGTTGAGATACAAGGCACCATAACCGCCTCGCGGGCCTGCCAACCCACCCACGGCCCATACAACAACGTATTAAGTTCCGAGGACGAGTACCAGCAAGCTGACGATGAGCAGAGGGTGCAAGGCTACATCAATCACTTTCAGGATGACGGCCAGCCACGCATGCCCCGACACCGCCCTTGCTGTGATTGAGGCGTTGGAAGCGGAGCATGAGGCGAATGGTTCTTTGCTGTGACTGCTGTTGATACAACTGGAAACGAAAGCGAATTTTCTAATTCCGGCAGCAAGGAAATACCATGACTGATGAACTAACAAAAGCCCTGCAAGCAATGGACGCACAAGCGGATGAGGTGCGTGGGTGGTGTACGCACATTCCGCTTTTAACTCTAATCGCCCAGCGTGATGCGTTACGTGGGTTGGCTGAGTTTGCAGGGCATAAGTTTGAATGTGCAGCCTCACGTAATCATTTGGATTGTTACAAAAATCATGCGCCACATCCATGCACCTGCGGATTCGACAAAGCTGAATATGCCCTTAAGAGCAGATTAACTGACTTAGTACGCCTTCAAGAGCAGTCAGGAAACGAGGGAGACAAATGACCGCCCTAACCGACAAGCTAAAGGCTGACGTTGCTGGTGCGCGGGAGCGGCATTACCACGTAACAAAGCATGGATACAATATAAGTGAGCCATTAACCATAAATTCAGAGCCTATAGAAGCACATTGTGATCGCGCTGACCTGCTCGCCACCCTCGATACCGCCCTTGATGTGATTGAAGCGCAAGAGGAGTTGGTTGAAGCCTCACAAGGTATTCGCAAAGCACTACATCAGTGGTTAATGGATCACTCAGATAGATGCCGTATATGCACTGACAAATCCACACAAGCTATTAAGGCCGCATCTAACGCAGCAATGAGGCTTAATCATGTTATTACCGCAGCACTTGGAGATAAGGGATGACTGATAGAAAAACCTATGAAAAGGATTTGCAGCGTAGACGCGATGCGTTACTTAAACAGCAGGATGCAAATTGGCAACCTTGCTTACACGATGCTTGTCAGGAGTGTGCCGGTACGGGGCGCAAGGCGAATGGTAGTGCGTGTATCCACGGTATCAGCTGTCCTTGCCCCAAGTGTTCGCCAATGAGTATGTCGCCACCCTAGACACCGCGAGATAGCCGCGTGGCTACGCATCCAGAAAAAAGCAAACCACTATATTAAAAACCTGAGTACAGACGATTTGATAATATTGCTCAGGGAGGGCAAATAGCATGAAATCATTCACATTAGGTACCCAACTACAGGACATTGTGTCAGGTGTTAAAGGCATTGCCACTGCTAGGACAGAGTTTCTTAATGGCTGCATCCAGTACACCATTTCACCACGAGCATCTAAGCCAACCTCACCTGAGATACCTGAATCATATTTAATCGACGCTGACCAACTTAAAGAGGTTGGTGTTGGTATTATAAAAAAGAAACAAGCCACCAGCCGAGTTACAGGTGGACCAACTACCAGCCAACAAGCTAAACGGGGAACAAGATGAATGAGATATACACGTATTTATGGCTGGGTTTTGGTGCCCTGTTCATAATTATTGAAGGTGCAGCTCTGATGAATAAGAAGCCGGGTGGCACACTCAGCGAACATGTGTGGCATTGGGTTGGGACACGAGAACGCACAGCCGGTTGGAAAGCACGGCGCGGGGCACTCGCAATTTTCCTGATAGCACTAGCAGTACACTTGCTGGATATTCTATGAGAATTTTAATCCTGCTGCTGTTAACTACCACTGCCTACGCACAAGATGTAGTGCTGAGTGATTTCCAAACTAAGATTGGCAACTGCATCTACGAGATAGGGCAGAAGTCACAGGAAGAAGCTGACTGGGTGTGCGTTACATTTTCACCCACCAGTGTTGGTGACCACCCGTGGTTATGGGATGCAGCTGTTGGGTGCCAACTTGCACGCGGTGCAGATAAGCATGCGCTGTGGGGCAACCATATTGTGCTGTGGCCGGTGTCGTGTGATACACCTCCCACCGAGCTAGCATGGGCTGCTCCCACACAAAATGAAGATGGGTCACCACTAACTGACCTTGCTGGGTACAACGTGTACTGCGCTGACCAGACATGGGAGCTTGGTCCATTGACTACTAGCTGGCAGTTTGATCCGGCATTGTCTGGTGAGTTCACTTGTCATGTAACAGCATTTGATGAAGTACCCAATGAGTCTGCAAATTCAGGCACTGTTACAGTGTCACTGCCGTAAGGAGGAGGAAGAAGATGGCACGAGCTAAAACACCCGGACTGAAGAAGTTCAATATCTATTTGCCAATACCAGTGATGGGTGCACTGGACCACTTGGCTAAGCTACGTAATGCCACGCGGGCTGAACTTGTGCGTGATGCTCTGCGGGAATATGCTAAGGCTGAGTTACTTAAAGAACGTGACACCCCTGAGTTTGGGGAGTTGATTGGTTCTACACCCATACCAGAGGGGACAGCTAAGGCACCTGTTGAGTTGCCACCACTGCGCAAACCAGAAGTGCAAATGACAATGCAGCTAGGTGATGTGGACCCAAATGCATCAGAGCCAAACGAGTTCCCAACCGAGAAAGCAAATGCCAAACCAAGACCAATGCCCAACGGCCCCATCCGAATCAGTTAAGCCACAGCCGCTTAGCAGCACGGACGCGCAGCTCGCAATGGAGCTGGTTGCTAATTTACGTGACCGCAAAACTGTGGCGCAAGCATATGGGTATTCTGTACCTGAGCTGAAGAAAAAATTAAAAGACCCGCTGTTTAAGCGGATACTTAAAGAGTGCCACCAACTGTGGACTTCAGATGCTAATACCAAAGACAGGGTGCGCCAGAAGGCAGGGTTCCTAGTGGAAGATTCATTGCTCGATGTGTTCAAGCTGATTAAAAACCCTGAGGTTGGGCCACGCGAGAAGAACGAGATATTCAAGTCTCTGACCCGTGTAGCGTCAATGGACGCGCCTGATAAGGAGCTTTCGCAAGCAGAGGGCTTTCGGGTTATCATCAACATGGGGAATCCCCCAGAACGGGAGGTTCCAAAAACCAGCAATTTAATTATTGACGGAGAGGCACAATGAGTTTCATAAGCAAATGGTTAGGTGGGGACAAGAATAAACGCATGGCTAAATCACCTGCTGATAGCATGCAGGCAACACACAAAGGCCAGCAATCATTTCCGGGGCCACGCCAAGCATCAGCTAAGTATGGTGAGTCAATGGCAGGTGCTACTGACTACAACACGCGTAAGAAGGAAGACAAAATTGCACGGTCAATGTCGAAGGAAGATGCCAAGAAGTACTACGAAAGTGAACGGCAGAAGCGCATTGCTAAAACAGCTAGCACACAGAAGAAAGTAAAACAGAACAAAGCAAAGTCTGATTACAAAGAGGCACCCCTTGGAGGTAAGCAGACCAAAGACGGGTTCTATCCAGCGTACAAAAAGAAATCAAAAACTGCTGGTAGTTTCCGCAAGGCATTTGCCGCTGCTCGCAAAGCGGGCAAGACAGAGTTCACATGGAAAAATCGGAAGTACAATACTAAAGTTAAGTAATGTAGACGGATGTGGGCAAGCAAACTATGCATGAGCTAAAAAGGAGTGGCTACTATGCTGGCATGTCAGGGCAATCTGCTTTCGGCACGTCAATAGCTGGCGCGATGCAATCAACGCAATGGATTACTAGTAGTACCACTGGTGGTGACATAAAAATTAGTTTTCCATTCAGTATGCGCATAACTACGTGAAGGAACTTAACTTCACACCCGAACCTACGTGCCTTAGGTTCATGCAGTCCGAAGCACCTTTCAGATTTCTGGTTGGTGCTATCGGCTCTGCTAAAACTACCACCTGCGTATACGAGATACTTAAACGTGCCTCGGAGCAGGAACCAGCGGAGGATGGGATACGCTACACGCGGTTTGCCATAGTTCGTAATACCTTGCAGGCCATAAAGAACACTGTACTTAAAGATATGCAGTTGATCTTTGCAGGCATAATTGATTGGCGAGTGTCCGAGAGCACTATCTACATCAAGCAAGGGGACATCAACTGTGAAATATTATTGATACCGCTGGAACACGAAGAAGATCAGAAGCGCCTGTTATCATCACAGCTAACAGGCGTTTTCTTTAATGAGTTTGTAGAGATAAAACCTGAATTTGTTACAGGTGCCTTTAGTCGCTGTGGGCGTTACCCCTCCCAATCACGTGGGCTGCCCACTTGGAAGGGGATTTTTTGTGACTCTAACCCCGGCACCGAGGATTCACCATGGTTTGCTAAACTCAAACTAGAATTACCCGACAGATGGGAATACTTTGAACAGCCGGTTCCAATGTTCAAGGAAGAAGATGGCACTGTTGTTGAAAACCCTGAAGCTGAAAACATATACCACCTTGGTAAACTCATGGGGGAGGGCAAAACGGGCTATGATTATTACTACAATTCACTTGCTGGAGCTGATCCTGCATGGGCTGATCGTTACGTGTTTGGTAATTGGGGTGCTAGTCTTTCTGGCGAAGCAGTTTTCAAGTCCACTTTTAATCCGGGTTTCCACGTTGCTAAAGGAAGGTTGTCGCCATCACCGGGATACCCACTAATCATCGGGATGGATTTCGCACGGCACCCAGCTGCTATCATTCAGCAGATAAATCACACTGGTCGCATGCTGTGTTTGCAAGAAGTGTTCAAAGCTAACTGCGGTGTAGAGAAATTTGTGCGTGAATACCTCATGCCAGTGCTTTATCAAGAAAGATTTGCAGGACTATCTACATATATCAGCGGTGACCCCAGTGGTATTAGTAAATCGCAGATTGGTGAGGAGTCAGTGTTCCATATGTTGGAGCGATTGGGCTTTATTGCTGTGCCAGCGTTCAGTAACCACATTGATCCGCGCCTGCGCTCGGTAGATAGCTGGTTATTGCAGCAACGAGATGGTGAATCCGCAATTATTTACGATCCTGAAGGCTGCCCCACGCTAATTAGCGCGATGAAGGGCAAGTATCGCTACAAAAAGAATAAAGATGGTGAGCTTGAAGCCAAACCAGACAAAAAACGCCCATGGGCTGACCTCGCGGACGCGCACCAGTACGGATGCATGGGCGCTAACAAGAATGTGATGGGTAGAGTGATGCACCGGCTGCGAACCAAAGAGAAACGTCCACGGAAACGTATGCCTGTTGGTGCTTGGACATAAAAAAAGCCCCGAAACTCAAGGAGGCGAGAGCCGGGGCTTTAGGATGTGTGATCTTAGGGAGTAAAGACCACGAGCGAGTGATAGTATACTCGGCACAACCTATGGTTATCAAGGATTAGCGCCATGCAGCGTATCAGAGGCAGTAGTTTCCCAGCAGCTCGCACAGTAGCCGACTTACGGCTATGGACTGAGCATGAAAACAAAGACTTAGCTTGGCTTTCTACTGGAAGCAAACCAATCCTGTATTGGTATGACAGTGCTAATGCCACCACAGATGATGGTGACAATTACATAACACCTGATGACGTAGCAGGCAATGGCCGCTGGGTAAAAGAAGATACAGTTACTCTTGAGGTTGCTGATGGCGGCACTGGTGCCACTACGCTAGCAACTGCACCACTGATTGGTGATGGTACTAACCCTATAACATCGCTTGGTGTAATGGCTAATGGTGAATTTTTAGTTGGTGACGGGAATGGTGCGCCTGTATATGAATCCGACGCAGTAGTGCGAGCCTCGTTAGGGCTAGGTATTGCTGATGATGTAACTTTCAATTCACTTGTTATAGCTGACAACTTAGTGACCGGGGTGCAGACTATGTCGGGCACTGGTAGCACTTTGGAGCTACCAACTGCTGGTGCATTACTAAAATTAGGCCACGCATCTGACACACTCATTGGTCGCACAAGCGCAGGGCAGCTTAATGTGTCAGGCAATGAAATTTACGCACAGGGTGGTACGACTGTCGCAGTGGCTGATGGTGGCACCGGAGAGACAACCAAGCAGGCTGCTATTGACTCACTAACAGGCCTGTTACCTGCTACAACAGTAGGCCATGTCTTAACTAAATCAGCAGCAGGCAATGCAGAATGGGAACAAGCACCGGGAGCACAAGGTGGTGAGGCAAACCACGGTGTTAATTTACCAGCAAACGGGGAAGGTATTTTTGCTGGCATGGATGTCAACGATGATCTTACATTCAGAAATGTAAGTGCAGGTTTAGGTATTTCAGTTTCAACTGTGAATGATGACGTTTTTATATCCACTGGTGCGCAACTTAACCAAGGGGAGGCTTTGGCTGGTAGTGGTGAACGTGTGTACACTGGGATGAACTCCACCACTAATGCTCTAAAGTTTAGAACTATAACCGCAAGCACAAATATGGGTTTGTCAGCTGATACAAATAATGTGTACGTATGGACATCAGCTGAGCCAAACACAATAGAATCTGCTAGCTCCCTTGGAGGCGCAGGCATATACAAAACCCTAACAACAAAGAACCTTGAGTTCCGGGGCATTACTGGTACAGGTGGGATAGCAGTATCTGAAGAAACTAATGATGTAGAAATAAGTTTAGCTAACCCTGAGATACTATCTGTTTTGGCTGCTGATAGTTCAAAGACTTCTGTTACGTTAAGTGCGTATGAAACGGACCTAACTACAACACTGGCAGTGGGGGTGTGGAAAGTAGATGGACTATTGACTGTTTCTAATGCTGTAACTGGTGTAGATGCTAAAGTAGAGCGTAGCTTTACTGGTACAACAGGTGCGGTAGTGAATTGGAATGCTAATTACATACCTGTAACGGGTGGACATTACCTTACGTACGGGTGGGCTGATGGTGCCGCACTACCTTTGGACATAACTGGTGTAGCAGGCAGAGCCGCACCCCTTTATATAAGCGCAATTATGGAAGTAACAGTAGCAGGGGATGTAAGAATTAGATTTGCACAGAATACAGGTGACGCAGGCAATGCATCAATAATGAGGAAGGGCAGCTACCTCAAGTTCACTAAACTAATTTAGATTATTTGCAGGAGCTAGTAATGAGTAAAAGTTTGATAGCTAAAATATTTTCCTCAGAAGAAGGCCACTCACCATTTCGGCGTTTGGGACTACCAATTATTGCTATGGTAGTTGTATTTGCTATAGCCTATTGGTTTTCAACGTAGGCTAGCTTGTATAAGGCACCTACCACTAGTACTATTCAGGAACTCATGTCATACCTCAGGAATACCCTATGGCTCAGGGCATAGTCCAACTAGCCTCACCCTCACAGCTTGCTGAAGCTGAAGCTAAGCAGCAGCAGGATACAGAGGCTGCTGCTAAGGATGGTGAGGAGCAACCAATATCTGAACTGGTTGCTTTTATACGCGAGGAATTTCGTGAAGCACGAGACTCACGGTACACCACAGGCGTTTCCGGCAGGCTAATCAATGCATTGCGCGTATACAAGGGTGTGTATTCTCCTCAGAAACTAACTGAAGTGCAGTCTTTTGGTGGGTCAGAGGTCTATTCCAAGATAACTGCCACAAAATGCCGAGCTGCTACTGCTCTCCTTAGGGATTTGTACCTATCTTCTGATAGAGCATGGGAACTCAAACCATCCCCCATACCAACGATACCAGATGAAATAGATGGCAACATAGTAGAGCTGGTTCGCATGGAGGCTGAGTACGCATCCCAAGCAGGCGAGCAAATAACAGAAACACAGATGCGTGATAGGCTGGCCCAGCTACATAAAGCTGCACAGTTGGCCGCCCATAGGCAAGCAGATAAAGCTGCTAAAGTTTCTACCAGACAACTCAATGACATTCTTGTTGAGGGTGGGTACTACAAAGCTCTCCGAGCATTTCTTATTGACCTACCTATTTTCCCAATCGCCTGTATAAAAGGCCCAGTGGTAAAAAACTTTTCTAAGGTCAGGTGGGTAGATGGGCAGGCGCAGGTAACATACAAACCTAAGCTGTTTTGGGAACGTGTAAGCCCACTTGATTTGTACTTTACAGCGGACGCCAGTGACGTAGCACAGTCTAATGTCATGGAGCATGTACGTTACACACGCCAAGATTTATATGGCCTCATTGGTGTAGCAGGGTTTGATGAAGATGCTATTCGCGGTGTGCTTGAAGATTTTGAAAGTGGCCGTGTATCCCAGCAGTGGCGTGATTGGTTTGAGACAGAGCGGGAAAAACTTGAGGAACGTGATTTCTGGCAGACTTCTCGTGGCAAGCTGATTGATGGTGTTGAGTTTCACGGCTGTATTCCGGGCAAACTGCTTGTGCAGTTTGGTTGGGGCAAAGATAAAATTGAAGACGAAGATGCCGAGTACATGGTTGACATCTGGATCATCGATAGACATGCCATTAAGGTGCAGATCAACCCAAGTGTTGACATGCGTGCGCCTTACTACACCAGCAGTTTTGAAAAGATTCCCGGTAGTATTTTTGGGTATGGCCTACCTGACATACTGGACGATGTTCAGTCAGTAATGAACGCAACTATGCGGGCTATGGTGAACAACCTATCTATAGCATCAGGCCCACAGGTAGTTGTTAATGACAGCCGCTTAGCTAGCACAGAGGACGGCAATGAGCTGTACCCATGGAAGCGTTGGCATGTGACTGATGACCCACTCAGCAACAAGGGCCGTGAACCTATTACATTCTTTCAGCCACAAAGCAATTCACAAGAACTGTTAGGTGTGTACCAGCAGTTCAATGTTATAGCTGATGAAATATCAGCCATACCCCGCTATATGACAGGTGGTGGTAAGGTAGGCGGTGCTGGCCGTACAGCTTCCGGGCTGGCAATGCTTATGGAAAACAGCAGCAAGGTTATGCAAAACGTAGCTGCTAATGTGGATGATGATATTTTAGACCCGTCTATTAAGGCTCTGTATGAGATGACATTGCTGACTCAGAAGACACCAATCATACGTGGAGATGAAACAATACGTGTGCGTGGAGTTACAGTAGCAGTGGCCCGCGAGGCCGATAGGATGCGCAGGCTTGAGTTCCTTCAGATGACAGGCAACCCGACAGACCTTGGTATCATGGGTATTGACGGCAGAGCGGCGGTGTTGCGCGAACTAGCTGACGATCTAGGTATGGATGGTGTAGAATTAGTTCCCTCAGAGGAAGAACTTGAAATGATGAAGGCTGCTCAGGAACAGCAGCAAAGGTTGTTGGCACAGCAAGAAGGCCCGCAGGGGTCAGCTGGTCAACAGCAACCCGGAGTCAGCCCAGAACGGGCACCGGCAGAGGCAGTCCGTGAACCGTATGAAGGAGTTAGATAACTATGGGTAATAAAAGTTTTAGTTGTGGCATGCAGAAAAAGGGTGAGAACATTCGCACTCCCGCTTCTGAAGGTATTAGCCAAGTCAGTGGTGGTACTCAGGGGTACCCTGCTACCAACGGCTCTGAAAGTCTGTCTTACGACAAGTGCAGTTCTTCACAGAAACCAAAGTTTGCGTTGACTGCTGAAGCGCCACTTACCAGCAAGCCATGGCAGAGTGGCAAGTCCAATACGAATGATTACAAGGGTGGTTCACACAAGAATCACGGCGGCGAGAAAGCTGGCCCTGACATTCGTTCTGGCAAACCGGGCGCTTCTTATGTCTGAGTCATTCCCAAAATCAGGCAAAACCTCAAAGCTGACGGCTAGCAGCAAAAGCACACAGCACAAACTCGCATCTATGGATGACAAGTTTACTGGTACTGCACCTGCTGCTTCTCGTGGGCACTTGATGAATAACTATGGCAAGACACCAAAGGTTAGGTCACATGGTGGTGTAACTGGTGATGTTGATAACATCAACCGTACTGTCAGCTACAACGGAGATAAGTTCGGAACCAACAAATGAATGACCCAAAAACAATAGAGGCTGTCGCTAACTTAGTAGCAGGTGACAATACCTATTTCAATGAGTACCACAAGTATCTGGCTTCATTGAAGGCTGCAACTGTGCAGTCAATGATTAACGCACCGGCTGATGACCTACAACTTATTCAGGGGGCTTGTCGTATGATTGACAGCTTGTTGAATGACTTGGCACAGGCACCAGTTAAATCCCAGAAAATGAAACTAACAGCGGAGAACACCAGAAATGGCTCTACCTAAGCAAGCACAGGAACAGATCAAGGTCGCCCAAAAGATTGAAGCTGCAATAGTGGCTGAGCACGATACAGTTACGGGTAAGAAACAGGCTGAGATTGATGCGTTTTTGAAAGACGTTGATGGGGAAGAAGCAGCACCACTTGCTGTTGAACCACCTGCCAGTGAGGAAAACCCGCTGCTTCTTGATGGTGAGGAAGCACCAGTAGAAGGTGAGCCTACTACAAAAAAACCGCGAAAAGACTTCAAGCAGATGTACAATGTGCTGCAAGGCAAGTACGATGCTGAAGTACCGCGATTGCACAGTGACATAAAAGCACTCACAGCACAGGTTGCTGAGTTGCGAGATTCACTAACAACACCTGCTGTGAAAGAACCTAGTGCTACTACTGCTACTACGTATATCCAGCCGGAAGAATTAGAGGAGTATGGTGAAGACCTACTCAACGTAATTGGCCGCAAGGCTAAAGAAATTGTAGAGACTGAATATCGTCCGTTGATAAACAAACTCAACACGGAGATTGACAGCCTTAAAGGCGTAGTTGGCAATACAGGCCAGCGCGTTGATTTACAGGAACAGAATCAGGTATTCGCTCAGCTCGACAGAGATGTTGAAAACTGGCGTGTAACAAATGAAGCCCCAGCGTTCAAAGAATGGCTGGGCGGTGTTGACCTATTTTCAGGCAGAACACGACAAGCTATGATGCTTGAAGCATTTCATAACCGTGATATTGCATTGGTTAAGAACTTCTTCAATAGCTTCCATAAGGAAAACGCCGCTGTTAGTACAACAGGTACAGCCGGTCAGCCTATTCCGGGCAAGCCGACACTGGACTTAGAGAACTATGTTGCACCCACTGCTACGGCAGGCGGGGCACAGCAGGAAGGCGCTCCTAAGCAAAAACGTGTTTGGGCGCAGGCCGAGATTGCCAAGTTCTATTCTGATGTACAGAAAGGACACTATAAGAACCGGGATAAAGATCGTATGAAGATCGACCGGGAAATTGGCACCGCAGTTTCGGAAAACCGCGTCCGTTAATTTAGCTAACGGAGAGTTTTCTAATGAGTACTATTGCAGTTGGACCCGGTTTTCCGGGTGACGGCCAAAATTATTCTGGCAACTTTATCCCAGCCTTATGGTCTGGCAAACTTATCGAGAAGTTCTATGATGCGACCGTACTGGCCGCTATCAGTAACACGGACTATGAAGGTGAGATTACAAGCTATGGTGACAAGGTTGTTATCCGCACCAAGCCCAACATCACAATTCGTGATTACATTTCTGAGACTGACCCGCTTACAAATGAGCGACCAGTCAGTGATGCGGTTGAGCTGAACATCGACAAGGGTAAGTATTGGAGTACTGTCCTCGACGATGTTATGGAGATTCAATCGGACATTGATATGATGTCCATGTGGGCTGACGATGCTAGCCAGCAGATGAAAATCCAGATTGATTCAGATGTAATGAAAGCCATTCGTGATGACATTGTTGGCAATACTAATAGTGGCGCAACCGCCGGTGCTGTTAGCGGTGGCATTAATTTTGGTGTTACAGGTGCACCAATCCCAATCGACGACACCAACATCATCGACATGATTACCAAAGCAGGCCAAGCACTGGATGAGAACAACATCCCTGAGCAGGGCCGATGGATGATTATCTCAGCAGCAATGGCTCAGCTTATTAAGCGGTCAGAGTTGCGTGATGCATCGTTGACTGGTGATGGTGTCTCTATACTGCGTAATGGTCGCCTCGGTATGATCGACCGCTTTACACTGTATGGCAGTAACCTCATCCCGCGTGATGCTGCTGGTGGTACTGTTACCAACGTGCTGCTTCCCGGTGAAACAGCTGTCCCGTTTGGTCATAGCCATGGCCTGACTTTTGCTTCACAGCTGACCAAGGTTGAAACGCTGCGTGCAGAGTCTACCTTTGGTACGATCCTGCGAGGGTTGCAGGTCTTCGGCTACAAGGTGGTTGACGATACCGCTGTTGGCGAAATCGTCGCCACTGGCGTTTAAGCCAGCCTAGGGAGAGGGCTTTAACCGGCCCTCTCCCGTTATTACTGAGGTGGCTAATGAGAACTGTAGGGGAAGCCGTAACGCAAGCGCGTGAGATTCTTCAAGATGAAGATGACACAGCGTATCGCTATTCAGATTCGCAGTTAGTTTCTTACTTCAATAACTGCACTGCTGAACTTAAGCGTGTGCGCCCAGATATTTTCATATTTGGAGAAGCCCTACCATCGTTCACTGACGGTGAGCTAACTGAATATTTTCCTTTTCCACAACAGTACTTCCAATCATTCATATATTTCATGGCTGGCACTGCTGAGCTGCGTGATGATGAGTTTACTGTAGACAGCAGGGCTATGACTCTTATTGGCCGGTCTACAGCGATGATGGTGGGTTCCTAACATGCCACAGACTGGATATGAAGATGGGACCACCGCTGTCAAGCAAGCAGAAAACCTAAACAAGATTGTTGTTGAGGCTGCTGCTAAGCTACCCGGTGCTGCGGAAAGTTATATACGCACACAACTTAATCGGGTTGTGGAAGACTTCTTCAGGAAGTCAACAGCTTGGCGTGTGTTCACTGACCCAGTAACAGTTACTCCAACTGACCTACCAATAGCACTTAACCCTTACAGTGGCACTGCTCGTGTAATAAATGTTCTGGCAGTGTCAATAGCAGGGTATCCACTGTCTCCTCTTGGTATTGATTCACGAGTTCTTATAAGAGCAGCCAACACTGCTACTAGGCCAGCTGGGTACTACACCAATCCATTTGATACTGTTTACTTCTCACCAACTGTAACTGCTGACGTTGAAGATGTTGTGTTCACGCTAGCACTAAAACCAATACCTGAAACTGATGTTGAAGATTGGGTGCTTGACCAGTTCTATGAGTTCCTTATAGCTGGGTTATATTCACGCATGTTCAGTGAGAAGGAAAAGCCTTACACTGACAGAACGTATGCGGAGCAATATGGCAGGCGGTATTTCGCTGGCATAGCGGAAGCCAAAGCATTAGCTGAAAAGAACTTTACTGCTGGTCCTAGCCCATGGGCATTTCCTAGGTTTGCGGGATGAACACAGCACAAATAAATGGCTCACAAATAAATGGCAGTGCGGTTATTATTTCCGTTGGTGACGCCACTATGTTTAGTGCTATTGCAGCAGTGCAGTATGAAAACCGCACTGTGTATTTGCTGCGCCCAGTCACAGCAATGCATGGCAGGAAGCCATCAGCCTCAACAGAGCCGCTAACAAAGCAGGGTAATGTACAAAATGTTGATAGCTAAGTACAACAAACAACCAAATGAAGTTAAGCAGTATGTTATTAGCTATGCTTCTTTTCTTGCAGAAGGTGAAACTATTTCACTAAACCCGTTCCCTGTGCCTAGTGTAAAGCTGCTAAACCCATCTAGTGATACAGACCCAGAAATAGCTTCACCATCTTTAATTGTCACAAACATAGATGTAAGTACTGATGGTACTGAGATTAGCTACTTTGCTTTTTTCGGTACTGATGGAAAACGGTACCAAGCTACTATGACTGCGACTACAAGTAATTTTCAGGTAGTTGAGAGTGAGATTGAATTTAGGATAGTAGAGATATGACACAAAAATTTGCAAACAATGCTAGCGGTATATTGGCTGACCCATTACCAGCAGACGCTGGTGCACCGGGAACTACAATAACTTTGCAGCTTGGTACTGGTGCTAATTTCCCTACAATAGTTGCACCTGACTGGTGTATAGCTTCTATTGAAGCTACTGATGGAACATGGGAGATAACTAAGGTTGTTGCACACTCAACAGCTTCAGACACGCTAATAGTTGAACGGGAGTGGGAGTCATCATTACTAACAGCATTTGCAAGTGGTTCGCGTGTTGAGCTAAGAATGACTAAGGGCACTGCTGAGAACTTCTTTCAAACATCGGGCGGTACATTTACTGGCACTGTTGATTTTGATAACAATGAATCGCGCAACATGCGCATTACTAACTTTGGTGGCAACCAATCCTATGGTGAAGACTTAATACTACGCAGCGCCAATGGTGTAGCAACACACCAACTAAATTTCCCTTCATCGGGTGCTAAAGCTCAGATGGGTACATCGAACTTAGTTACTGAAGCTGTGCTTGTTGATGACAAATATGCGCAAACTAATGTAGCAGAAACAATTTCATCAGAGTGGTCATTCAGCACAACAACTAACTTCAATGGCGGGCTTGATATAAAAGCCCCATCAGCGGCAGTGCATAATGCAGTTTTTATTCGTAATAGTGCAGATACAGCTATGTGGCGGTTTAGGTACCGCCCTGATTTAACTGGTGCTGATCTTGATGCATTAGATATTTATAGCGATAGCGGCGGCGGCACCGTAATGCGGCTGCGTGGTAATGGTGACATACTTATGTACGGGGATGTGACTGTGACTGGGGCGCTAACAGTAAATGGTGCTATCAGCACTACTAATACTAGCGACATTACCGCTGATGGTGATGTTATCGCCAATGGTAATTGATTATGAATTCATTACCGTCTTCAGGCGTATTAAAAGCATCTGAAATAGCTATTGAGTTTAGTGGGTATCCCGGTGATGGCTTAACTGACTACTATCGCGGTGGGGCGTTAGTACATGATAACCACAATACAGATAACGCTAGCATAGCTACATCGGGAGTAATAAAAATGTCTCAGTTTTATGGGGCAGACAAAAATAGTTACTCACGAGACTTGGTGGCATTTTCAGGGTATTTTGGAATTAAATATCTGAGCCTAACAACAGGTGACCAAGACCCTTGGTGGTATAAGGGCAATACATACACACAAATAAATGATTACACCACCAACAGTTACACTATAGGTATATGGGGGCTACACCCACAAGATTATTTTACCTCATGGAAAACAACAGGCACTTTTGTAACTGGCACTGGCACAAGAACTAACACAACAGCTACTGCTAGGAATTATAGCCAAGTGGGTGGTAACTACACGCACTGGTTGTGGTATGCCACAGATAGTGGTGGGCTTAATGGATTTATACCCGGCAATACCTATACTGTAGAGGTAACACCGTGACTAAATTAGCCTTTGCAAATAACGCAGCTACTACACTTACAGCTAGTATTGATAACAGCACGACAACCGTACCTGTTGTTAGCACAGCTGGATTCCCACTAGTGGCACCCGGTGTTACTGATTACTATATAACACTAGTGTCAATAGCTAGGGTTGTTGAGATTTGCAAAGTAGCTTCAGTTACAGCCACATCGTTTGAAGTCATACGTGGGCAAGAAGGAACAACAGCAATACAGTTTACACAAAATGCTACTATTGTTGAGCATAGGGCTACCGCTGCTACGTTCAATAAGTTCGCTCAATTTGAGGAGAACTACACACCAGCTACAGGTGAGTTGTTCACAGTAGATGCAAATGGTGCTGTAGTAGCAATAGCTTTAGAGAGAGCCACTGTAGTAGCCACCACTGACCCGCAACAAGATTTTGTTGCACCGGAACCTATTGATTTAGTACCAGATGCTATCAATGTATACCTAAATGGTGTGCTTCAGACTGACTACACAGTAGTAAGCAATGATACTATTAGGTTCACAAACACACCGTACCCCTACACAGGCGACGTGGTACGAGTCCTATATATGGAATTGGCTTAGGAGAACACCATGACTACTGGAAGATCACAACGACACTTACGCGAGATACAGGGTATTGACAGCGGCGGCAATACTAATGGCTACTACGATCACACCCAGACAGACGGGTTGCACTCTCTTGCAGCAATCAATGGTAGCATCTATGGTGGTGCTGGTAACGACGAGCTTGATCCTACTCTATCTGAGTGGGATGGGGTGCTCACCGCAAATGAGCATGGTGTAGGCATGTTTTCGTTCGAGCTTGGTGCTGACAAGGCAGGTGACGTAATTTCGACAGCGATACTCTCGCTGTACTCTCATGTCGCTAACGGCGCAAGACCCGGACCCACCGGAAGCGGCACAGCTTTTGCCTACATCAACAGCGCAAACCATGCCTCATACGCAACGACCTATCCGCACATAGACAGAGCCAACCGGACTGACGATACGTCAGTGGCTCCTTTTGATTTTC